CGCTATCGAATCACTAGCAGACGAAAAATCGATCGTTGCCAGCCTGTCGGACCGTGAGGCCTTCCGGGCATGACTCTGATTGATCTGCTGGTTTTGCAGGTCGACGCCCTCCCTACGGAGCCTACGACGAATCGCGGTGCCCGCAGACTTCTGGAACCAAAGGTTTAGCCCTGGTTCCACTGCGATGACGCGATCCGTTTTCGAATTCTTCGGGACGGTGACAATTACGTTCCCACCCTCGAAGCTACCTCGTTCAGCTGCTTTTAACGGCGCCGTTCGAAGAACCCAAAGGGGGTAGACCAAGGAGAACCATGGCCGTACAAAGGAGTACAGTTGTTGCGTAATGCCGGTTTCGGCACTAAACTTATTGACGGCCGATGCGTTTTCCCCTTTAATAAGGGTAGACACGCCGGGGCCCCAATCGGTCCCACTAGCTATCTCTTCACCCGAAAACGACCCTAGAATCGACTCGATTTTTCGCCGGGTTGCATTAAGCAACCAGACGTTGGACCCGTTGTTTAGCGGATCCGACGAGGGATGTTTGAATCGGAAGTTCGTCTGACGACAGAGCTCCTCATATTCGAGGAACTTGGTTACGGCGGCCTTCTTCTTATCAACTGACGGACTTAAAAAGTTCGCTTTCGACAGAAAGGACGTCGCTATGTAGTCATTCCGAAACGTGTAACCATTCGCATAGTCACACGGTTCACACTCGAGGGCAAGCAGCTGGTCATGTTCGTTATTATCGTACAGGAGCCAGACAGTAAGAGCTCTCGGAGTATCAAGGGAGCGAAGGAAGGTGTGGACCGAAGATCTAGTGATGTTCGATTCGCGGAAGGCACGAGCCTCTGAGAGGATCTCGGAACTTTGTCTCTTAATAGATGACATAGGGGTTGCTCCAGGTTAAGGACGGGGCCGACGAATTAGAAAATCGATTCGAAGGTTTCAACTGCAGGTGTGACGAACGTCGCGTTTGCCATGAAGTTCTTGACATAGGCGAGCAAGTCCTTACGCTGAGTCAGCGTCGAGCGAGTTGGCAAAACCAACTCGATGTTCGCGATCAGGTTGTACGACAACGTCGGAGCCGGCTGAATGCCGGACG